TGCCAGTGGCCACACGGCGATTATCACCACAGTGAAACCGTCATTCACCGTTATGGTACCGGCGCAATGGTGTTGTGCTGGCACTGCGACAACCAGTTGCGTGACCAGACCTCCGAATCACTTGAGCAACTTGCTCACCAAAACTTGTCAGCATGGATGATTGACGTCATTCGTCACGCAATGAATGGCACACAGGAGCGTGAATTATCGCTGGCTGAATTATCCTGGTGGGCGGCCTGCAATCAGGTGGTGGATGCACTACCTGAGGCAGTAGCGCGTCGTTCGCTGGGATTACCAGCGGAAAAAATCCGCTCCGTATACCGTGAGAGTGACATCGTACCGGGAGAACAGACAGCCATCAGCATACTGAAGCAGCGCACAAAAAATATTGCGCTGCCACTTCACGTCCACCAGCAACAAAATCCACCACAGAAAAAAACGGTTGTCAGTATCGCCGTTGATCCGGAGTCTCCTGAATCGTTCATGAGGCGGCCTAAACGTTGCCGTTGGGTTAATGAGAAATACACACGCTGGGTAAAGACACAGCCGTGTGCGTGTTGTGGTAAGCCAGCGGACGATCCTCATCATCTGATTGGTCATGGTCAGGGCGGAATGGGAACAAAATCCCACGATATTTTCACGCTACCGCTGTGTCGGGAGCATCACAACGAGCTTCATGCGGATCCGCTGGCGTTCGAAGAAAAGCATGGTTCCCAGGTTGATTTAATTTTTCGTTTTCTTGATCACGCCTTTGCGACTGGCGTGCTCGGGTAAAAGAGGTGACTGATGCTCATAGATTTGGTTTTACCTTACCCGCCGACGGTGAACACTTACTGGCGACGCCGTGGCAGCACATATTTTGTATCAAAAGCCGGGGAGCGTTATCGCCGGGCAGTGGTGCTTATTGTTCGCCAGCAGCGACTGAAATTAAGCCTGTCCGGACGGCTGGCAATAAAAATTATTGCAGAGCCACCGGATAAGCGTCGTCGTGACCTGGACAATATTCTGAAAGCACCGCTGGATGCGCTGACGCATGCGGGAGTGTTAATGGACGATGAGCAGTTTGATGAAATCAATATTGTACGTGGTCAGCCAGTATCTGGTGGACGGCTGGGTGTGAAGATTTACAAAATTGAGAGTGAGTGAGCGTAAATATGATATATCCGGAAATTACAGGCAAAAGCGGCGAACATTTACGCCTGAACACGCTGGAAGCAGTCTGGATCCAGGGGAAATTACGGATGTGGGGGCGGTGGTCGTATATCGGTGGGGGTAAATCCGGAAATATGTTTAACCGGTTACTGGTTTCGAAAAAGCTGACGAAAACAGCAGTTAATGAGGTTTTACGCAGCATGAAGAAATCCGGGCTGGAAAAACCGGAACTTGAGGCATTTTTTCGGGATATGACCAGAGGGAAGCAGAAGAGCTGGTTGTCACATTGTACAGACACAGAGGCGTTGATTATTGATCGCGTTATCAGTGAGGTGCTTGGGGAATATCCCGGGCTAATCAATATTCTCCGGCAAAGGTACGAAGGACGGGGAATGAGTAAGAGAAAAATGGCAGAATGTTTAAATCGTACTCACCCGGAATGGTGTTTCAGCACATGTGAGAAACGTATTGCAGGTTGGTTAGCCGTGGCTGAACACATGCTTTATGTACCTATGCACGATTCATTTCGATAAAAAAAGCTTGCTTTTTTACGCAGAAACAGCTTGAATTCCTGTAAGCTTCGCAAAGCTGTATCGCGAGGCGAAATGCAAGTTTTTTCGCACAAGGAAGCCACCGGAAGGTGGTTTTTTTGTGTCCGTAATATACAGCAGCGCAATAAATTCGCTGGTGGTTATTAATACCGTTCTTTCAGGTTGCTGGCTTTTTCGACAAGAGTTATTGGTGTGTCACGTTAACCGGAAAAGGGAAAAAGACATGCTGAAACAGCAGGATATGACAGAAACCGCCAGAGTGGTGTTTAATGAATTAAGCGTTACCGACCCGGCGACAGTCGGGGAGATTGCGCAGAATACTTACCTTTCACGCGAACGCTGCCAGTTAATACTGACCCAGCTGGTTATGGCGGGTCTGGCAGACTATCAGTTTGGTTGTTACAGACGCCTTCAGTCCTGAAGGCTTTTTTATTTGTGGTAAATGGGCGGCTGGTGGGTGTAAGGGGCACCCACCAGCCATCTGCTCATGCGTTGGGTTCACAAGCAAACCTCAGGCCCACTGCTTTGCGCAAAAGCAGAATGAGCCTATCGAAAAACCGGCAGAAATGTTGCAGCAGATAATCAGCGCAAGCAGTCGTCCGGGAGACCTGGTTGCAGATTTCTTCATGGGGTCGGGGTCGACAGTGAAAGCAGCGATGGCGCTGGGACGTCGTGCAACTGGCGTTGAACTGGAGACTGAACGTTTTGAGCAGACGGTGCGGGAAGTACAGGATTTAATCATTCGTAACGGATGAGATTGCGGAGTTAATCATGCGTCGTTATTATTCAGCAATCGGCCCTTTAGCTCAGTGGTGAGAGCGAGCGACTCATAATCGCCAGGTCGCTGGTTCAAATCCAGCAAGGGCCACCAACCGCCACTAGCTCATCAGGAAAGAACGTCACCCTGTGCGAGATTCGGAGTCCCCGATGGCGGTCCATTATCGGTATTCTGCGTTGTTAGCTCAGCCGGACAGAGCAATTGCCTTCTAAGCAATCGGTCACTGGTTCGAATCCAGTACAACGCACCACACCACACTTATCTGCCCTGACTCTCTTTTGCGGGCTTTTTATTACAGGAAAGACACCGGACAGTGAAATGTTAAATGCCTCACAATTCAGGCAGTTGACTGTTGCCTGACATGCTGAGCGTTTGTTAAAAAAATCCTGCATGATGAATCCCCCTGAGCGGCGGGGCATAATGACAGATGTTTGGTTGCGTATTGTATAGGCAAGTTGCGGATTCTGTCTGGTCATTGCAGAATTCACCGGGAGGCACCCGGCATCATGCTGTATACAGAGATTAGGCATATATCCAGGCTTCTCATCGCAGGAGCCTTTTTACATGCAAAAAAAAGCCCGAGTGGGTTCGGGCAACAGCATGAGATACTTGCATTGTCATTTTTATCGTGTGGATTTTAACCAGGGTTTATAAGGCTGCGCAACTGCGCGGCCTTTTTCGTTTTGCGGGCTGCGGTTCTCCTCTTTTGATTCTCCTTGTGGCCGGACCGTGGCCCGCAACTGTTGAGGAAAATCCCGGAAAGGGGAGGAATAATGGCATTTAAACACTATGACGTGGTCAGGGCGGCGTCGCCGTCAGACCTTGCGGAAAAGCTGACACACAAACTGAAAGAGGGCTGGCAGCCGTTTGGTAGTCCGGTGGCCATAACCCCTTATACCCTGATGCAGGCGATTGCAGCAGAAGGTGATGTGGTCGTCAGTGGTGCAACTGAGCCGGATTGGTACTACGTCATCGTACTGGCCGGGCAGTCCAATGCAATGGCTTACGGGGAAGGGCTTCCGCTTCCGGATTCATACGATGCTCCGGATCCGCGCATTAAACAGCTGGCGCGCCGCAGTACAGTTACGCCGGGTGGGGCTGCCTGCAGATATAACGATATTATTCCGGCCGACCACTGCCTGCATGATGTGCAGGATATGAGTACGCTGAATCATCCGAAGGCAGACCTGAGCAAAGGGCAGTACGGCTGTGTCGGCCAGGGCTTACATATTGCCAAAAAACTGCTTCCGTATATCCCGAATAACGCGGGGATCCTGCTGGTACCATGCTGTCGTGGTGGTTCTGCATTCACCCAGGGCGCTGAGGGGACATTCAGTGCGGACACGGGGGCCAGCCAGGATTCGGCACGCTGGGGTGTGGGTAAACCGTTATATCAGGACCTGATTGCGCGCACTAAAGCTGCATTACAGAAGAACCCGAAAAATGTGTTGCTGGCGGTGTGCTGGATGCAGGGAGAGTTTGACATGAGCGCCGCCACCCACGCACAGCAACCTGCGCTGTTTACAGCCATGCTGACACAGTTTCGTGCTGACCTCTCCGTGTTTAACGCGCAGTGCCATGGTGGCAGTGCTGCAGATGTGCCGTGGATTTGTGGTGACACGACGTATTACTGGAAAAATACCTACGGCACGCAGTACAACACCATTTACGGGGCGTACAAAAACAGGGAGAGTGAGGGCGTTTATTTTGTGCCCTTCATGACAGACGGTAACGGCGTCAATACCGCCACTAACGCGCCGGCAGAAGATCCGGATATTCCGGCATCAGGATATTACGGTGCGGCATCGAGAACGAATGGAAACCAGGTATCATCAAACCGCCCGACACATTTCAGTTCATGGGCGCGCAGGAGCATTATTCCGGATCGTATGGCAACCGCTATTCTGAACGCAGCCGGGCGCACCTCAGCCTTCATCAGTGGTAAGGCACCGGAAATCAAACCCTCGCCCGGCGGCAACACGCCATCGGGTCCGTCTGCAGATACGTCCGTTCGCACAATCTCCCTGCTGCCGGCAGCCGGAGAGGCTGCTGCGCAGGGCTGGAGCATTAAGGATGGCGGAATTCAGTTGTCAGATGGTGTATTTAAGATCACCAAGCAGAGCAATAAAACCTGGTCCCTGACGCATCCGGTGGATGACGCAATTACCCTGCTGACACAGGGCGGCAGACTGACCTGTAAGTTCCGCCTGTCAGGCGCACTGACCAACAATCAGTTCGGGCTGGGGATTTATCTGTATACGGATGCTCCCGTTCCTGATGGTGTGGCGATGACGGGTACCGGTAATCCGTTCCTGATGTCGTACTTCACTCAGACCACTGACGGCAGAGTGAATCTGATGCATCACAGGAAAGCCGGAAACACGAAGCTGGGGGAGTTCGGCGATTACGGTAACGACTGGCAGACGCTGGAGCTGGTGTTCACCGCCGGCAGTGCCACGGTTACTCCGAAACTGAATGGAGTGGCTGGCCCGGCATTCCAGGTTATAAAAGACAGTCTGACACTGGGACTGAATGCGCTGACGCTGACGGATGTTACAAAAAATGCAGCGTATGGCGTTGAGATAGAAAGTCTGATGCTGGAGATAAATGCACCGGCAGCATAATAAAAAAAGCCAGCGCCCACTCTGAAGGACGCTGGCTAAAACGGGTAGATGTACTTCACATGATACTTATATTTGGCAGTACATTTTCTGACAGACAGTGACGGATGTTGTCAAGATATTGTGTCATTTATAACCTGAATCAGGGGTTGGTCGGAATGTTATCTGGCATT